GTTGGCACGATTACAAGAACATTCATTTCATATATTCCTTAACTCCATCCCGAAATTACAAAGGTTTCGCAGATTAAATTCCAAAAATATTTGAATCAAGAAAAGATTTGTTCAACCATTTTCTGTATATCTTTATCAAAAGCTCTTTCTTCTATCTCAAGTGTCCTACTATTAAAATATTCAACAACCCACTCATCAACATCATTTAGTTTAAGGATGCCTTGCTGTGCTGACATACCATATTCATAAACAACATCATCAAAAAATGTTACAATATCTCCTATCTGTGCTTTTATAACTCTATTATTTTTATCCCTAGCTTTTACACCTGCTGTCTCTAAAACACCCTTTGTTAATTCTGCGTGGGCTCTTATAAACCCCTTAGTTAAACCCTGAACCCTATTCATAAGTTCAGCGCCCATCACATCTTCCCATTTAGCACCAGTATCATAGCTTACTGTTTTAGTTAACTGACTGAAATCCCTAGCGTGACCTTTTGGAAACTGCTGACCAGTAGACCATAATCTTACTTGTTTTTCTGTTTTAGGTAGTAATTTAAACTCAGGTTCAACATCAAAGATCAACTTAAATCCTTCCTGCATGTCAGGAGAAGTAAGTAGTTTAGTAATCTCTTCTCTAGTCATCTTACCAAAATCCAACTTACCTAAAGTTGCTCTAAAGTTTTTATATGTCTCATCAAAACCTGTCTTTGCTTTCTTTAACAGCTCTTGTTGTTTTTTAATCTCTGGTGCGAAAGCCGCGGTTAGCGGAGCTTTATTTTGAGCAAACGACAGTTTATTTAGTTTCTCGCTTAGTACAGAAATAGCTTTGGCTGGTCCTACCTCTATCTGCTCACCTAACTTTTTACCGACTACAGGCATAGCCTCAACTACCCCTTTTAATGCTACCTTCCATTTCTCATCACCACCTAGCTCAGTTAAAGAAGAAATATATTTTTCTATTACCTCTATATCGGTCTTTAATATTGCTCCTATCTTAGATTGCTCTAAAGTCATCAAGTGCTTTTCAAAACTATCTGTTGTTCTAAGAACCGCATTACCAAGATTATCATAACCTACAGCTAAAGTAGAATTTATATCGGCAAGACTATTTGCTACACCAATAGCGTCTTTTTGTATCTTAGCTAATCCTACTATTGGCGCCTCATAAGTTTCAGATTCTTTTCTACGTTTAAGCTCTTCGGGAGGCAAGGCTTGTAGTTTTCTAATGTCAGTAAGTCTTCTCTTCAACATAGTATACTGACCTGATATGGCTTTTACATTTGAAAGACCAGATTCTTGTTCTCTCCTAATATCGTACATAGCCTTTTCAAATTCTTGCGCAGTGCCTGTTACTTTTTTCCATTGTTCATATACTACTTTACCTACTGGAAGTAAAGCAGCCATAGTAACTACTAAAGGTCCTATAGATCTTTTTAAATCAGCGCCTGCGCCTGCCCACTGTGTCTGTAATAACTTACCGAATTTTCCTGTATTTTGAAAAAGTTCTTCTGCCGCTTCTCCTGCAACCTCCATACTTTGACCGGCGGCAACGCCCATAACAGCTGTTATATCTTTACCTTTACCAGCTATACCCTTAATAAATCCTTTTTCTTTTATGGAACCTTTTAATGCTTCGCTACCTAAACCTCTTTTTCTTATCTGTTCTTTTATACCTTTCATTCCTTTAGGTCTGTCTGTATCAATAGCTTCGCCTGCAGCGTATAAACCACCACCTATTACTTCAGATAGTATAAATCCAATTCCTGTAGCTTTTAATGCTCCTTTAAATAAATTACTAAGTACACTTTTACCAAGAACTTTCTTAACAAGTTCTTTTTCAGAAAAAGCATATTTAAACCGCCCTGCAGCTGTTCCAGCCAACTTGCCATCGGCATAAGACATGCCTCCTGTAGCTACACCTTTTACTCCTGTATAAACAGACTTTCCTGCCTTACCAGTTCCTTTAAGACCAGAATATGCCGCAGCTCCAATACCAATAAACTTTCCTGTTTCTTTTAAGCCCTTGGCTAAGGCTTCTCCTAAACTAGACCCACTCTCTATAGCAGGTCCTATAAAAGCATTATATTTTCTTCCTAAATTTGTAATCAAAAAAGCTGATTTTCCTAATCCTGTATGAAAGTCAGAAAGTACGTTTCCACCTTCACCTATCTGCTTTAATCCCCACAAATCATCATCGGCTCCCTGTCTTCCAACACCAAAAGCCTCAAAAGAACCTGCCTTTAAGCCCTTTTTAATATCACCGGCAAATGCCCTTATTTGTTCTTTTCCAGTCCTAAAACTCTCTACCACATAGTCTATCATACCTCCACCTTTAGCAAGAACGGTAAGTAGGGTCGTAATAGCTACAGCCGCTACTTTAACTGATGTGGGAATGGCACTCAATGTCTCTAAGAAACCACGCATTCCTTTCAGACCAAATTTAGCTAAAGGTAAATAAATCTTACCGAACTCTATTTTTAATTCGTTAGCTGCCTGTTGAGTTTGTGCTAACTGTTTTTGGTAGGTCTTCATTAATTCTATATTACGACGCTCAGCAGAACCTTTAGAATTAATACTTGTGTTTATAGCCATTAAAGCTTCATCCCACTGATCCATCAATACCAAAAGCTGATTATACTGCCTAGTACCACCGATAGCTTGTGATACATTCATTTTTTGTGCGCTTGTTAAACCATCCCACGCGCCTGCTAAATCATGTAAAATATCGAAACCACTTCTTAACTCCTGAACACCTTTTCTTCCTTCAGTGGTAGGAATACCTATCTCGGCCAAAGCTTTAGGTCCTTTTTCAGAGGTTAACCTTCTAAATATAAATCTTAGGGAAGTTCCAACCTCTTTACCTGTCTGCCTAGTAGTTGCACCTATAGCAGTAATCATACCATTTAACTGATCAAAATCAATACCTGCGTTTTTGGCTGCAGCAGCTGACTTCTTAAGACCATTAGCCAAATCACCGGCAGTAATAGCGTGCCTAGATTCAACTTCTGACCAGGCATCCAGAAAACCAACCACACTTTCTCCTTCTGTTCTATATATCTTAGTAGCAGCAGTTAAAGCCTCTGTAGCTTCTTTAGCATTAAGTGTAGTAACATTAGCAGCTAATGTAGCAGCTCTAGTCCTATCTATAACCTCAGCCTGTCCAAGACCCTGCTGTGCAAATATCTTCATTCCATCTAAAACACCTGTTATTGATACACCATACTGCTTAGCAAAACCCACAGCTGATTTTTCAAGCATATCGAAATCAGTTTCTAAAGGACTCATAACCATTCTTAATTTTGCTATGCCCATCTCCACATCACCAATGGTGTCTAATGAGTCTTTTAAATACCCGGCTCCGCCATAAACAACCTTAGATGCAGCGCCCCACCTAACAGCCCTCATCATAGCTTCTTTGAATGAAGATCTTTTGGTTTTTTCATGAAACATATCTCTAGACTTCTCAGAAAAAACACCTACTTTTTCTCCGGCAGCGTTAATAGCATCACTTAGTTTATGAAAATCAGTTATACGGTGCTGTATAACATCTCCCATATCCCCAAAAATCTTTGTTGTGTATTGATATCTCTCTCCTTGTGCAGGACCTTCTGCTGCTTTACTTAATTTAAAATACTCTCGTACTCTTTTTTCATTAGCAGCGTGCATTGCTTTCTGTACAGAAGGATCTACTGTCTTAGGTACTCTTTTAGTACCCATTCTACCCCAACCCATTTCATCCTCACCTAAACCTCTTTTAGGAGAAGTAACGTACGGAGCATAAGAAGATTCTATACCTTTTAAAAACTTTATCGTGTTAGTTAAATTCTGAGTCTGCTTAGCAGTCATTTCCTCAGGTCTAAACTTATTTATCTTTTCTAGTTCTTCTCTTAAAGTAGATACTTTGTCTACTACATTACCAAAATCCCAAGCATCAATAAACTCTACGCCTACCCGCTCAAGTTTATCAGCATTAAGAAGTATTTCTACCATCTCATCATTCTGATCACTGAGAACATCAAAAACCTTCTTTATTTTAGTAATAGGAGCTGTTAGCTTCCCGCCCTCTAAAATATCAGAAGTAAGCATTTTAAAAGTTTGCTGTAACTGAGGATCTTCTCCCAAACCACCCTGGGATTTTTTCATTAGATCTTCTTTAGAAACGTAAACACCTGCCCCTTGAGCAAGGTCAGGTTCAATATAACCTCCCTTATCTCTATAAATATCCGTGGCTTTGCCTAAAGTTTTATCCCTAACAAAAGTCTGCATCTGTTTTACAGACATAGCTAATTTACCATAAGCTTTATTTCTCTCAACTATATTACCTGATTTTTCAGCCTCATCTAAAGCTTTCTTGGCTTCATCAGCTTGCGACATAAGAAAATCAGCCTCAGCCATTTTATATAACTTCATGGCTTTCATTACTTGGGCTCCTGACATTACATTGCCAGTATCATCTCCCTCAGTTTTGAGCTTTCTTCCCATCTCTATAAAGTCTTGCCATTTAGGACCCTTCTCTCTAGCTTCAGATATCATCTTTGTTATATCATCAGGCATAGTCCTAGCGCCAAGATCGTAATCTAATAGGTTAGCAGTTTGTTGGTACTGTTTACTTGATTCATGAAACATCTTCAAATTTTCATAAACAGATTCCAAACCTCTACCTTCTGCTATTGGTTTGGGTTTAACGTACTGACCATAACCGCCTCTAGATTTAGGACTCAATGGTTCTTTGGCACTACTGTATATACCGCCTGGGTCTGCATCACCTATACCTGCATCACCTCTAGCTTCTTTTATAGCAGCCATCTTCCTATTAAAAATCGCTGCGGAATCATCAGCACCTCCAGATCCTTTGCCTGTGTACTCACCACCAAAAACAAGAACCAAGCCTTCTTCTATACTTTTTATATGTACAGGAACAATACCACCTTCCCATAAGAAATCACCACCTCCTGGAGCACCTGCACCAGGTATACGAGCACCGCCTTTAGGGGATATAGGACCTTTAGAAGTAGATCTAGCTGCCTCTGTCCCACCAAAAATTCCTCTATCTATTTGCTTAGTGGCAGGTTTATGTATTATATCTTTTGGAAACATTGCCTGATAAACACCAGCCTCTGTCACCCTATATTGCAAAACTTCCCATATTTTGTCTATTCTCTCTAAAGCTCTTGCTTTCTCAATATATGATTGTATAAACTCTTCTGTTGTTTTATCATATTGTTCTGCAGTCATTCCACTTGTCTCTACGTCACCAAAAGCACGCTCGGCTGCTGACAAAGCCTGTTCTGTAGCTTTTTGTTCTGTTTGATACATTTCTTGTATACTCATGGAAGGTAAACCTACCATGTCTTCCCATACTTGAATCTGTTTATTCATAGACTTAAGCTGTTTAGTTGTGCTTGATTTATCTAAACCAGGAACAACATTAGACATACTTTCTACACCTTTAGTATAAAGAGCTTCAAACTCTTCTTGCTGCCTTTCTACATTAGCCATGGTACTACGTACCATTTCACCATAACCACCAGCCTGTCTGCCACCTTCTCTTGGTCTAGCAGTTTGAAAAGCCTCTTCTAACTGCCTGGCTACAGCTTTAGCCCTATCGAATTTTTCACTCCGCCCTGTATACTCCTCGCCTCTTCTCTCTCTAGTCTCTTTAACAGATTTAGGAGTTGCTGCAAAAGTCCTTAAAGGATAAAAAGGCTGCTGTGGTTTAACTATGAGATTACTTATATTTATACCCTCAGCAGTCTTCATGGCTTTAAGTACTTGGGCACTAGCATACTCTTCTTCTGAACCAAAACCTCTTAACTTGCCTGCGCGTCTACTAGGTTCCATACCAGATAAACTAGCCATAATACCATTCTTAGCTTCTTCTTGGATTATACGCTGTAATTCGCGCATTACCCCTTTGAACCCTATAGTCTCTACTACCTGCTCTTGTAATTCACCTCTACCCATTTTACCTAAACCAAAAGTTGATTCACCTCTAGCCTGGTAAAGAGATTTAAGTTCTCCTCTAATTTCTGGAGTAGTCATTTCGCCAAGTCTGGTTTTAATAGCTTTAGCATTAGCTTTATATAGATCTTCTAGTTCACCAAAATCACCTGTGCCTTCTACACCTGCCACTACACCTATGTTTTTAAACAACTGCTCTAAATCCTTCTCTTGTCTACCTAAAGCTTTAAGTATATCCTGAGCAATAGGAGCTGCTCCTGCATGCTTGACATCAATACCCTTCTGTTGGGCAAACCGTTGCATTTCATTTAATATAACTGACATTTCAGAAGCCGGACCCTCAGGACCAAACAGCTTCAACCCCTCTGGCCAGCGCTGCTTGAACTCAGGAGTAGCATATTTATAGTCTTGTCCTGATTGACCTATTAATCCTCCAGATCCAAAACCAGTATGGGTCTCAGCAACACGCATTAATCGCATTATGGCTTCAACATCTTGACCTGTATGTATTTTATACAGCTGAGCTTCTATGGCATCTTCGTATTTAGATTCAAACAATCCTTTACGTACACCTTCGACAGCTACTTTCCTAGTAGAGGCGTCTTTAATAGCATTTAACATACTATCTGATGTTGTATTACCTGCTTCTATAGACATCTTTACATCTTCAATAGCTTTGGCCATAGCGTCAGAAGAAACATCTGTAGTCTCTAAAACTTTCTCTAGGGCTGTAAATGGTTTAGATGCTCCTTCTCCAAATTTAGCTACATCAGATACTTCTGCTCTCTCTGCTATTCCAGGTAATCCAGATAAAATATCTAATTGTTGGGCAGGTTTTAAATATTCTAACTTCTGTGTGAGAAACGGTTTCCTTAAAAACTCTTGACCTTTTTCAGGAGTAAACCCTTTCTTCTCAAAAGCTGCCGACATTTCAGCTAAAATAAATTCTCCGGTAGGAGGTTGGACAGCCCCATAGGTAAATTGGTCCCTTAAAACTGACGCAGTTGTTTTTGCACTGGTGCCTAACTCATGCATCTGTTTCTGGAAGTGTTCTTTAATTTCTCTCCTTGCTTCTAGTAATGAAGCGGAGTGTATATCTAAAGTATCACCATCAAAATCTAATTTCATTTGGTGGGCTATATATTTCGGTATGACATCAGAAATAGCTTTATCTAATTCATTTATTAACTTTGTAAGCTTTTCAAATTTATTTTCGAGGTCAGGAGTCATTCCTCCTGGAGTAAGCATTAGTTTTTCTCTTTGTCCAAAAGCTCCTTCTCTTACACTCTTTAAAACATTTATCTGCTTTTCAAAACCAGGAACATCCATTTCTGGAACACCTGGAGCAGCAATGACATGTTCTGCTAAGTTATACTTCGCTTCTTTAGGCTTCCTTAAAAGCTTAGCTTTATATGGCTGTACAGAAGAAGTACCAGTAAAAGGAAATCTCACAGCTTCTACATAAGGCACTAACTCTTTTTCTATATAGTCCCTATACTCACCCATTGAAGCTTCAATGTTTGCTACTAAGCTAGCAGCATCTTCAGGTCTACCACCAGATGCCATCTGCCTGCCAGTAGATCTTACAGATTTTACTTGTTCCCTCATAGCCCACTCAAGTTTCTCAATATACTCAAGCATATCATACAAGCTACTCTCTTTGGCTTTTTGTGGGTCTGCTACAATATCAGGAATGCCACTTTCATCCTCTAAAACTTTATATTTCTTAGCGAACGTTACAGCTATTTTTTCGGCATATCCTTTAGGTATACCTACCTCGTGCTGTTTTAAAACAGGCAAACCTCTCTTAAGTTGCTCAGTAACTTTATCTCTATGTTCCCTATGTATCTCACCTATCTTCTCAATGACGTCATTTAGTTGTCCGACGTCTACTATATCTGCGAACTGTGTACCTATACCTTTAAGAGCAGAACTAAAGTTCTCTAACTCTTCTCTTTTATCGACAACAGCAGTAATAGCTTTACCCATTACTCCTTCGATTCTTCTTGAAAATACAGTGGCGCCTATAGAACCAGTCTTTCCTAAAACAGATTGGGCTAGTGTATCATAGTAAGCAAGCTTAGCATTCTCTAGCTGGTTTAAAGCCTGGTCTAACATTTTTTCTTGTAATCCAGGATCTACTGTAATAGCTAACTTTGCTTTTTCTACTTTACTAAGTTGATCGAATATGGTTTTAGCAGAAAGCTTCTGTTTCTTCTCTGGAGTTAAAGCCTCTCCACGTTGCTGAGGACTAGGTCCAATAAGCATCTCGGAAATATCAGAAAGTACAAACGCCGCTCGTTTTTGCTGACCAGCAACATCAGTTTCAGCAGGAACACCTTCTCTCTTTACTTTAGACATTAGTCTTTTTTCTATATACTCAAGAGGACTAATACCACCATAAACATCTGCCAAAACATATTTTTCTCCGGTATCTTCCGCGTAAAAATCCTCAAACTGTTTTATTGTGTTTAATAGCGCGTTAGACAAAGCCTCTGCTTCTGCTACACCTTTCTTAGTGGCTTGTTCTGGAGGAGTCTGCATAACCTGTTTTAAACTATTCATTAATTTTGCAGGTAACTGTCCTATATCGGCGTCAGAAAAAGCCTCTGACATTTTACCAGGCTCTTTTAATGAAGCAGCTTTCTTAGCAGCATTAATTAGTATTTGAATTCTTCTAGCTACACCTTTAGGACCATACTCACCAGCAATTAAAGGCTCTGGATAAGTACCTCTAGCCAAAGCTCCTGGAACGTAAAGATCTTCCCAGTCTTTACCTAACCTGGTTTCTTCTTTGGTAGGTTTAGTTTTAGGTATTTTTACTTTAAATGGCGCGGGAAATTTCTTGACATCCAAAGCCGTGCCTACGAAAGAACGCTCAGGAGTAATCTCTTTACCGGTAAGTTTGTCTATTTCTGAGGGTTTAAAGGAGCCTGTGTGTAAATCAAAAGATCTTATGTCCTCTAATTTTACTTCTTTTAAAGCTTCCGTAATAGCAGCTCTTCTTAACTCCTCGTTCTCGCCCATACCTATCATGAACGCTTTTATATATTCCCAATGTTCCTGAGAGCTGTCTGATACAGACATCTTGATTTCATCTATTAATTTAGATTCTTCACCAAATATGTGAGCATAAGCAGAATAGGCAGGCAAGTTTAACTTTATACCTTTCTTTCCTTCCCTTATTTGCTGTTTAGACCATTCTGCGTATGCATGAGGTTCTTCTATAATCTGTAGGAATTTTTCTCCTACGAGGCTTCTTCTCTTTTCTCCGAACTCATCTATTATATCTACATAAAATTGTGAATCGGCTTCTAAAGAAGCGCCACGGGTAGCCTGATCTACTGCTTTTCTTATATCTTCTTCGCTTGCATCTTCTTTTACATATTTTTCTTCTAAACTTTTCTGTATAGATTCTTTTGATATATCTTTAAAACCAGTTCCTTCCCATTTACCTGCTTTTTTAAATCCCAAAGCCTCGGAAAGGTTTGCTAATTCACCCCTTTTTCCAGACGTACCTAATAGTTTCTCATAAGACTTCTTTCCTAATTCAGTCTTTACAGTAGTCTGTCCTCCTGCACCTGTACCAGCTATATTACTAACTACAGATTCAAGTACCTCTGGCTGTAATCCTCTACCACCAATACCAGCTGCCCTTATTCTAATGTCTATAGGTTTTTCTTTATATAACTCCCCTTCCATATTTTTAGTATATGTATCTTTTAGAGCATTTATACCTTTTATATCACTTATTAGATCCTCACTAAATAACTCTTTGTATACTTTAGCAAATTTATCAAATAAAATCTTTTGTTCTCTTGCTTCGTATTGTACTTCTTTTTCTGGTATGATACCTTCAGCACTAAACTGCTTAAACATATCCACCATAAATTTATTTCCAGAGGTAACTAAACTCTTCTTAAGCGTCTCTAATCCCTTTACTTCTTTACCGCTTCCTTTGGCGCCCTCGTCAACAATTTTCTTTATCTGGTCATCTATCATTTCACCTGCTATTTCGCCCATACTTTTAGGCATAACAGCAACACCAAGACCAGCTTTTTCTCTTTCTTCTGGAGTCAATATCTTAATTTTTGCTTCTCCATAAGATTTTAGTATATCTTGTATATTACCAGCACCTGAAGGAGCCGCTCCGGGAGCCATTACTCCTACACCCTTCATACCGTATCTAGTAGTAAATTTACGTCCAAAATGACTAAGGAATACTTCAGCTATTTTTGCTTGTTGAACTTCAACAGGTTCACTTCTAACTATAGATATTACCTTCTTAACTTCATCTACAAGAGCCTTATCTGCTCTACCTTTATATCTTTGTGGTATACCTAAAACATTTTGAAATACATTGGATATCTCTCCTACAGCCGTTTGAAGTGACTTAGAATCTTTCAATAAACCTTCTCTAATACCCTCAATAGCTGCTCTTTCCTCTGGAACCACTGATTCGCCTAGTGTAACACGCCCAGCAGCACTCGGCTGAACTAAAGTCCTAACTGCCGTAGTCAGAGCATCTGCTAATTTACCAGATATTAAAACCTGATCCTCGAAAGTACCAGCTGTCTGCCTTAACTCAGCTAAAACATTAAAACCGTAACCTTTTGTACCGTATCTTCCTCCGGCTAAAACTTCTTTCTCTCTTCCGGTCCTCAAAGAAGGAAATTCTGTACCTCTACCACCCATAGGAGTACCAGAAAGCTTACCAATCTCTTTAGACGAAGAAGCCATTGCGTTTGTAACACTAGAAATATTCCTACCCCAATGTTGAAACTCTTCTGCGAATGGTGCGAAAGACCTAAGATTATCACTGTACATTTTTACAGATACACCGCCCAACACCTGTAAATGGTCTATGCCCTCTTTAAAATTATCTGCAGCATTATCTACACCTGCACCTAACGTGCCTTTTCTGTAATCAATGAAAGTCCCTGCTTGAGCATCTGGTATACCTAACGTAGACAAAGCCTGCATACCAGCAGGCAAACCTATCTGCTTAGCCCTTTCTCCAGCTATGCCTTCAGGAAGTTTTTTTAGCTCTTTAACTTCATTTATCAGTTCATTAAATCTTACATTTAAATCTTTTATAACGGTTTTTTGAAATTGAGGATCAAAAGTCTTTTCTTCAGCATATACAGGACTTGTCCTAGTAATAACATTTACAACAGCTTCTTGATGCATGCCTCTTCTAGGTCTGGAAGGATCAACTAAAGGCATAAGCTGTTCAAGCTGATGTATAGCTCTTTCATAGGTTCTTATAGGTTTAGTCCAACCAGGAGCTTCCGCAACACCTTTTATTGGTTTCTCCAATATTTTTTTATACACATCATATATATTTTCAAACTTTACATTATCTAAAGACTTAGCAAAGTCATAAGCAGAAACCCCGGCTTTTTGCATTTTATCTATGAACTGTCCTGCAGCAAAATCTTCTGCTTTTAAGTTATTCACAGCATCATTTATTTTAGAACTAAATTCTTCTATATTACCTAATCCTGCAGATTTTCTTTCTATGCCCTTCATTACACCAGCTTTTTTATACTGCTCTGTAATAAAACCTACCTGCTCTTCACCAACAGCCGCTAAAGCAGTCATCATTGTTTTTGACAATTCAGAAAAATTTTCTAACTCTACTCTACTTTTAGGTCTAGTTTTTGTAACAGTTCTAATACTTTTAGCTGTGCCAGCAAGAAACTCAGTAGGCATACCGGCTTCAGGAGCACTTAGCCTATCATACATTTCCTCATAGCCAGTTTTAAAAGTAGCAAATTTAGATAAACCTCTTTTACTTCCAGATAATGTCCTCAGTGAAGCTCCACCAGATGCTCCTAATTTCGCAGCTGGTAAAGCTATATTTCTTAATAAAGCTGGGTCACCTGCAACGTCTTGGAGCATTTCTCTTTTAACCATAGTTTCCGCAAACGTTTTCTTAAATACCTCTATCAACTCACTTTCGTTGTCAAATCTAGCACTTATAGCAGAAATTAATTTTTCTCCTGCTTCTGTACCTTTATGGGTCTTTTTAATTTTTTTCAGTCTATCAACGGTACTTTTATCTAACGCAAAACTACCCACATCCTCCATAGGAGTCTTAGCTAACCATTCTCCTATTTTCTCTGCATGCACACCTTTAGGAGTAAAAGCTGCTTTCTCCGAAGTCCTGCGTTTTATATAAGTTTCTACTATCTGTTTAGGAGAAGACGCAGAAAGCTCTGCTGGAGACATAACATCTACACCAGCCATAGTACTTTGTTTAGTAATGGCAGCTACCATTTTACCTATGTTAGCTATCTGAAACTTCCACTGTGACGATTCTTTTAGATTTGTTCCGGCTGCCTGAACAAAATAATCTGCTTTTTTAGCACCTTTCTCTCTTACTATTTCCCACCCTTTAGCACTCTCAGTAAGTGCTTTTTCCATCTCTTTTACCATGTAATTCTGTAAATCATCTAAAGACTTCTGCAACTCTGACACATTTTTAGATATGTTTTCTCGCACTCCTTTACCATAAGCAAGACCTGCAGTCGGGTAGTTGACTCCGGCTTGTGAAGGTTCAATTAGTTTTTCTTCGAAGGGAGCAAACATCCTAGGAGCACGTATATCTGGGGAAGCTTTCCTAGGTTGGCGTGGAGGTTCCTGTACAGTTGATCTAGGATCTCTGGGTGGACGTCCACCACCAGCAGCAGCCGGAGCTGGGGCTGCACTTACAGGCAATGGTCTTTCTATTGTTCCAGAAGATAGCATTTTGGTTAAATCTTTAAATATATCTTGGATAATTTTAAGTTGTTCTTTTACATTATCTTTATTAGAAGTAGTGAGAGTTTTAGCCGTGGAGGATAAACCCTCTATCATAACTTTCTGTCCCTGTAAAGATTTTAAAGTATCTAACCCTTTACCTGGCTCTCCCATAACAGCAGGAGTTTTACTTATATCAGCTATACGACCTTCTATACCTTTAAGTAGTTTGTTCGCTTCTTTTTCAAAATTAAACTTAACATCTATAGATATACTATCTTTGCTTAATTTATCTTTTACTTCCTCTACTTTTTTTTCTGCCTCAGAAGTATCAGCAGTTATATCTAACTCTATCTTAGGAAGATCAAGACGTTTTAAAGAAGATGAAAGTCTATCCAAAGCTTGTTTAGGAGGACTTAGCTTTTCATGAAATGCAGCAGCCACATCCGCAAGGGCAATCTCTAAAAAATTTAACTGTAGAGAAAACTTCTTTAGACCTTTACTATCAAGATCATTAACAAGTTCTTTCATTTTCATTATAGAATCTAAGGCGCCTTCTGCACCTTCTAGTTTTAAGTTTTTTGGTCCGCCAATTGTGGCAAAAGCACTCTTAAATTTTTCTACCTTGGCTTCTAACTTTTTTAATTTAGCATCAACTTTCTTATCGTCAATTACTACCTCTGCTTCTATAGTAGTACCTTGTTCTAACTGCTTTAATTTCTTCTTGGCGTCTTTATCATCTACTTTAACTTTAGTTACAGTAGTAGTCTTAACTAAAACCTTACTTAAAGCAGTAAAAGATTTGTCAGCCGCATCTAATGCAGCCATTGACTTAGCATCTAGCCCTGCGACAGTTTTTACCTCTTTAAAGGCATCTTTGATCTCTCTAACTCCAGATTTAAATTCCTTTTTGAAATCCTCTACGCCTTCTACTTTTGAAGCTACAGCTTCTAAGGCTCTAGTTATTTTATCAAATTTAGGATCAGCAGGAAGCCTGCTTGCTATATTACTAGTGACAGTCTTAACAGCGCTTACTGGATCTTTTTTAGAAGCAGCTAGTACCGTCTTTAGTTTAGTATCTATAGCTTTACTGTAAGAAGTAAGTTCTTTCTTTAACTCTTTAGTTTCATCACCCATACTCTTAATGGAAGATAATAACCCGCTAGTAGCAGCAGCCATATTTTTTAGTTCTTTAGCTAATGTGCTTATGTTACTAGATAAAGCAGCTACTTCTTTAGTCTCAACACCACCTTTACGTAAACTCTGTATGTTCTTAGTAAGCTCACCTACAGCCTTCCAGCCTTCTTTACTACTCTTAATTAGATCACTTGCTCCTTTGGCTGCATCACCAGTACTTTGTGGTATAGCTTTCATAACAGCGCTAGATACAGCACGAGAAAGTTTATCTATGCCTTGAGCATCTAATTGTACACCTGTTTTTTTACCGATTATTTTGGAAAGTTCTTTTGCTCCTGCTTTAGATCCTTCTTCTACACTTTTCTCAATCCCCTTTAAAAGTTTATCTGTTTTGGGATCACCTGTTTTCTGTATAGCTCCTCTAGGAGTAGCTCCTAATTTCTTAATTAACGGTGTTAAAGCTTCCGCTACCGCAAGCTTCATTGCGTCTTTAAACTGTTTAGCAGTAAGACCTTCAGGACGTTTTTGTCCCTTAAACTGTTTATCAAAAACCTTTTCAACAGTAGTAGTTAGAGCTTTAGTTTGCTCCTGTATTAATTTTTTTTGATCTTTAGTGGAATCTTCCAGAACCTTGGCAGTTTTTTCTAAACGCTTAAAACTGGCAGGCATAACGGTAGGAGTGGCTGTACCACCACGAGACGTCCTAGTGGATGAGCCACCTGTAGTCTTATCCTGAATCTCTATGATTTTTTTATCTGCCAAGATTGGCACCTCCGTATATTATAAATATACAAAATCAAGAATCATAAATCACCTTAACCTAACTCTAGCCTATCTGCTCCTGTGCACAGCCCTTTTCTTTAAATCAACTCTATCTTTGACTCTTTGTGCTTCTCTTGGTTTATCATATTTCATATCTTCATACATATCGTTGGACTTGGTAATTATAACTTCTTCTTTATCGAAAGCTGAAAGTTTACCATGCGTTTGTTTTTGTCTTCTTGAAGCGTCCTCTCTTTGCCTTTCCTCGTAGTAAGACTTCATGTAAGAATCTAACGCATCGTCGTCTTCGATTACCAAATCGGATGGTCTGTCATCAGGCATCATATCATAAACATTCTGATAAAAATTAGACCAGTATACCAAATTCAATTGATCATTAGTGTAGTCAGAAGTAGGAACACTGAATAAAGAATCTCCTGTTTTACAGGCAGAAACATACCTAATTCGCCATAAACTACTTCTAGATATATACCTTATTATTTCATTACTTATGCCATTGTAAAATCTCAAAAAAGTTAGTAACACTTCGTTTTTAAACATTAAATTAGTTTCTGAGAGTACATCCTCATAGGCATTCCAAATTAAATTTCCATCGTCGTAATAAGAACATTTGGAACAGATGTATAGAACTTTATCATCAGCAGCTTTGTTTTCTGCGGACAATAACAACATTGAGGATTTTTTGTGTCTTAATTCAAGTATCTCTTTCTCAAGTTTAGCGATAATACCTTTTACTCTTTCAGGCTTACCTTTTACTCTTATTACTTTCGACAACAAAACCTCTTGTGCTTCTAGCTGGTCTTTCAATCTATTAAGTTGAGCTTCGTCTTCCTCAGTAAACAGACCTTTTTCAAGTATAAGCTTTTCTAGATCCTTTAAAGAAAGCATTCCATTAGCTAAAGCATCTTTTAAAGTTTTATCATATACAATATTAGAATCTAGCTGAATATCTAAATCGGGTTGTCGAAACCCAATTAATTTGTCATCTATATATGTTTTATATTTGCCGCCAAAAATTCTATATAGATAGCGCTCTACTTCCTCACCAGTTAAACTCATTTATATTCCTTTTGTGATGTGGGTATAAATACCCACATCTATAATCTATTTGGTAGTTTTCTTTTTTGCAGTAGTTCTCTTCTTTCTAGGAGCTTTTTCTTTTTCATCAGCGTCAGCAAGTCTTTCTTCTGCTAATGCTTTAGCGGCTTTCAAAGCTTCCTCTGCACGATTTGTAAGTTCGGCTTCAACTTCACGCATAGTTACAGCTTCTGGAGTCTGCTCTAAAAAATCAGAAGTCAGTCCCTGCAGATAAAGCATTACTTCAAATCTAGCTTTCAAAGCAAGCGATTGACTTTTTTCTTCCAGAAATGTTTCATAAGAAGACCAAACCTTACTACCGTCTTCACTTGTTATCATACAACTAGTAAGGTGTTCTAACCTAGCATCATCAGCAATCTGTTCGCATGTGTTAGCCATAGGACCATTGAGTCTCTGATTCCACTGAAACAGATCTTCTCTGGCGTTTGCAACATCTATAGCGGAATTTCTTTTTTCCTCTATGTTGGTAGCACCATCTAAAGCAACGATCTTTTCATTAAGAACGCTGGTTAACTCCGACGCTCTTTGCTCAAACTCAGGACCTATTATACCGCGCCTTTTTAAAATCTCCATCATTTCAGCGGCGGTGGTTATACCTTCCAAAAGACATTTAGTATATAATTTACTATAATTCCAATCCGCATCCCTTATATTACCTGCATCTGGAGCAACTATATAGTAGTTAGTAGTGTCATCAGGACCTAAGAAACTCCTTCTGTCTGCTTCAGATACCTCTTCTTTTTCTTCCGTGTTAATTTTATCTTCCACCATAATATTATCTCCTTCACCTTTATTTACTTTGTTGCTGAATTTCTATAATGTCTTCACCAACAGCCGTATATTCCACATCGTAATGTTCTAATTTATCCTTAATAGTCCTTATACAATTATTACCGACCCTCAATATCTTAGACCTTAAAACTTTAAAAGTATCAGAGGTCGGCACAGCAACCTGAGCGTAATCTAAAACGCTCTCGAACAATTTTGTTATTTCTGCTTCTACCGTTCTTTTCAGCTTTTCCCTGCTTTTATTAGTGACCATATCATCAGCCATATCCTATAACCCTCCTTAATTCGTAAGTCTATGGGGCGGGATTAACCCGCCCCATACCTTCAAGCATTTTATTAAGCATTACGCCTAATTTTAAAGTCAGTAGTGATAACATCAATAGTAATATCACCCTTTACAACATACATATCATTAGTAGACCTAAAACCGAATGTCTGAGTAGCGTTAGCACCCATATCCAAAGTCATACCTTCATCCGTTATCTTAAGATGCTCAACTACAATAGTCTTAAGAGCATGCTCAGTGTCACCAGCAGAAGCATAAGTACCAAGGGTACCATCCAGCAACCAATTCTGACCTATAAGATCAGATCCAGTCATAACTGTCCTATTATCGGCAGTTCCGCCAGCTTCCTCATCAGTCTGAGCATAGATCTTAACAACAAGCTTAAGATCCTCAGAAGTCATAAGGTCTGCAAGATCAATATCATCCATAGTCATATCTTCGTACGCAGTCAGCCTATCCGCAACTTTAGACCAATTCTCAAGGTCACCAGCTGTAGAGTCTACCGTAACTGTAATAGGTATCGGCAGTGTAAGCGGACGATCGTACGGAGCCAAATGACCAAGCTCACTAAGAGGCTCACGTGTAAGATCAGCAGTAACAGTAACACCAGTTAAACGCCAAGAGATATCAAAGTCACTAGCAGTCGGTGAAACAATATATGCTTCAACCTGACCCTGTCTAATAGCACCAATAGAATCCGGACGATCAGCACTAGAAAGAGCTACAAAGTAGTTATCTTCAACGCCAACTCCATAAGCGTCCGCTGAGTATATCGCCTCCAAAGTATCACCGGCTGCAAGAGCAGGTGATATCGCGGCTGGAAAATAAAGCCTATGTTGTGATCCAGTATCATGATACACAAAAGTATCTTGAGCTTGGGCAACACCAGTTACAACTGCAATGTTAGTAGCAGTCTCTTCGGTAGCGTCCTTAACTGTTATAGCGGGAACGCCGTTATCATCTTTCCTCAAAAAACCAAGTCCAGAAGACAATATCGCTACATCATCAGAAGCTCCAAGATCCATATCTACATAGGTATTACTGATATCAGTACCATCCAGTGTCCATGAATCCCAGTTAACAAATTTTCCATCATTCAACAGCCACATTTTGTTGTCAGTCTCAGCGCCATAGTTCTCTGTGGCATTGGCGCCAGTTGTATAGCTAAACTCAAGACTATTAATATAAACTTCATCCAAAAACAAGGACTGATCTATATCATTAGCAAGAGTACCCAAAGCACACTCGTCCTGGACCGGAGCCCAGAGAGATACGCCAGGTAAATTACCACATGTGATAGCAAAGTCAGCCAGAGACACACCATGAATATAGGTGCTGGTCTCGACAAGCTGTGTACCACTAACCACTACCAAATTAGCATTTGAGTTAGTAGCTGTAGCATCCATAGCGATCTTCTCAGGTGCAATCTGAGCAAGAACAGCAAGAGTACGCACATCACCGAAATCATTGGTATTCAGCGTAACCGCAACAGCGGGAACGTCATCAACAACGTCAATAATATCGAGATGCCCTAATTCGAAAATATCTTCAGAAGTAAATGTAGTAGTCGTACCCAGAGACTGGACACGATAAAGCACTTCGCCATTTACCCACACACTCTGCGATGCGTAAATTATTCTGTTTCGAGCCATAACTTATTATTCCTCCTATTTCCTTTTTAAAAATCTTTATACTTTATTACAGGTTGGTATAAAAAATCACTTTCCTTGTTGATGTTATTAAACTGAGGCTAGCTTAACTACATCAAACCCTTTCCTATTCATTAATTCTCTCTCTATATATAATATGGTTACTTTATTCTATCTATTATATTAGAGGTTAGTTTATTAATCTCAATATGTTGCTTGTGAACCGTCTGTAAAAGACACTAAATCAAAACTAACTTTTGCTCTGTAAGCATTTAAATCACTCAACATTATTTCATCTCTGTTTCTAGTCATAAGTACCGGTATACTGACATGTCTAGATACTACATTATCGAAACGTAAATTAGAAACACCTTCTACCCGATCTCTACTAAATAAGGTCTCGGATTTATTCATATTATCACGTCTACCGTACCACGTACCATCATAATCCAAAACGGTTCCTTCAGGAAAATTATAAAGTGGTGTACTTTTTAAGTATAAAGCGTCATATATTAATTCAGTTAAATCGTTTCTTTCAGCTGTGGATGAAGCAAAAATATGAATATCTACTTTCCTGCCAACCTTCTCTCCTCCGCCAAGCTGGTATCCTGATTTATCAGTACCCATCATGTCTATAACAATAACAGGAGGATCGGCTGCTTCTATGGCTGCCCACTCATCAACAACACTCACATAGTTCCAATAGTAACTGACATATGTAGGAGTTACAGTACCTGAGGTAATAACTCTACCATCTAAATAGTCTATTATGTATTCTTGATCACTTATACCACTACCTAAAGTATCATAAACAGTAACTCTACGTGATTGTTCAGGACTACCGGAAGATGTTGCAGTATTACACACTGTATATTCTACATCATCATCAAAATAAAGCCATCCTCTTCCTCGTTCAGTAGGAGAAGGTAACATATTAGTCAGGGCTTCATAGACATAACTCTCGCCCTCACAAGACATTTCGGCCATATAACTAAGAGGAATATAATCTTCCTGCTCAATATATTTAACTAATACTATATCTTTAAGATAATAATATAAACTAAGATCTTCTTTTCGTAATTTACTCATTTCAGTCATTATCTATATGTCCTCTCTAGTTCATAAGTTGCCATGTCTGTTGCTTCCTCTATCCATTTATCTATGTTATCCTCATAGTACATATCAGCACTTTCAAATATATCTATACCATTAGTATTCGAAAAAGCGTAAATAGGTAATCCCTTTTTCAAATTTAATTCTGATTCCATCCTTCTTTTCAGAGGATCAGTAAATTTTATTAAATAAACCCTATCGTCTCTCCTAACTTTTTCATCCAGCGGTATTCTAGATCCTATTTTTAGTCCTGCTTGTTTAAATTGTTTTGCTGTTGCTGTAACATATCTACCAGCCACACCTTCAAAAATAAGCTTTAAAACAGGCAACTCCTTAAAATCTAAATTAGTAATGCTCGGTACTTTAAATTCAATCTGTGTAGCACTACCTTCAATTATATTAATCCAAAAATCATCTGTAAGACCCTCTAATAAATCTCTAAATTTATCCTCATAGAACTCAGGTCTAGATTGACTATCTCTATTAGTGTCTACACCATTTAACATCAAATCATAATCCATCATTATTATATCTATAATAGCTGATTTTTCTCCTTCTAATATAAGCACTAAATGTTTTTCTACTAAAGGTCTTAATTTTGCAGCAACTTTTTTAGTGTTCATTACGTATAATCCTTAATAATTTCATCAGTATCAATCTTGGGTTTTTCTGTAGTAAAGGCAGAAACTAATAAAATAGACTGATTTCCCAATCCTCTCAAAATAGGTGGTCTAGAAATCTTACATTCAACACCATCTATGTATAATTTACTGCAATTCTTAAACACATCATGATACTTTGGATGAGCCTTAAGTTGTACAACAGTGGAACCTTCTGTTCCAGCAGGAGTGTAAATCATAGTATTTCCAGTACCTCGCTGATTCGGGTCCCAGACAACAAGACAATCAACCCACACCTTTCTCTGTGTTTCCAGGTAACCTCTACCATTACAAATCGGACAACGACCAAACTTGAAATACTTGTAGTTTATGGGGTCGTTCTTAGCTAAAGCTTCAGCAGCAGTCCATTTACACTTACCAGTAGAAGTAGCCGTCATCTTGTCGTAATAACAATTAGGGCATTCTGACTTTATAGGCTGCTTATAAACTTGAACTTTACGGCTAAATTTCTTTATTACGTCCCGTATAGTATCTCTATAGCGTCTTTTTGTTTTTTTTCCTATTCTAGCCATATAACCAGAAGCCTCCTTTACTTATCTTTACATAGGTTAAATAATGTATAACACTCAGTACATTGATATTTAAGTACTCCAACAGTCTGTACTCCTATCCACTCTAGTTTTCCTGAACATAATCCACATTCTTTATCCGTAATCAAAAACTTTCTTGTTTTTTCACTCCAATATTTCATCCTGGATTGAGGATCTTTAACTTCTCTTTTTTTTCCTGCTGCCCAATCTAATAAATCAGTCATTAGTCTACCCTCACTCCTCCAATATACATCCTTAATTGTTTAACAAGCTCTTCTAATCTTCTTCGTAATTTATCAAGTAACTCATCAAATAATTCAAATCCTGGGCTGGGATCATAACGAGACCCTTCATCATTTACATTAGCTCCATCTTCTATAGAATTTTCAAACCCTTCCTGCATTAAAAGATCTATAGAAGTCTGTAACATAAAAGCTTCTGTGGTAACTGTGTCCTCAGTTAGTCCTACAGGAATAAAAACAGAGTCGTAAGCATCCATTATCTGTCTATCGCTGTGCCTAAAAGAATAGTACCATATATCAACTCCTTGCTCAACGCATCCTGACATAGTAGTAACAGATATATCTTCACTAAATCTTAAATATAGATAACCATTTACTGTAGGATCAGTACTGTCATTCATTGGAACACCGGCCATAGTTACAGATACCGGCCACCCTTTGGTGTCTAACTCATATGTCTTGTTATCAGAATGTATAGAAGAAGCTGCTTCTTCACCGTATTCTCTTCTAAGACCTAACGGATCGCCTATTAATACTCGTAGTTTATCTATAATATCCTGATCTGAACTACCATAAGCAATTTCAGGTGGAAACAGTGGGTTGTAAAATAAGTCACCTGCTTCGCCTAATACTGGATCTGACCACGCACTGTACGCGGTAGTAGTAGTATTATAATATCTAGACCTATACCAATTAGATGCAGTACCAACAGGGTCCCATAAATTATAGTTGGTAGTACCTGCAAACAAAGGAATGGGATGACCACTAACACCAGATAACGTAGTGTAGTTTGTACCATCAGCAGGTAACTCCTGGTTAGCTCTTTGTACCTCTATAATATTATATATTTGTACTACAGTATTTATATTATCCACCGTGAATGCTAAACTAATAGCCATTATAACTTCCTCCCTTTAAATGCCTTCATAGACTGAGATATCTTTAATCTGGTTTCTTCGGAACGTTTCTTACCAGTCATTGATTGTGCTATTTTCATTTTAGTCTGTAAAGATTGTTTTCTACCTTTGTTTGTCTGTGATAATTTAGTTCTAGTATCATCACTAACTTTTTTATTTTTGTTGGCCACCGAAAGTTTCTCTTTAGTTGATCTACTAACAATCTTACCAAACATTAGATTATAGCCGTTACTATCTTCAAAATCTATAAAAGACCTAAACTTTTTTATATAATGAGTCTCTTTTTCATCTAACCCTTCTTGTGTCTCAGCGTAGTCTATTACTTCCCACTCAAAATTTTCTTTGCCGTATTTTTTAATGGCATTATGAAAATAATCTTTTTTGTGTCCAGCAGTTCTCTCATGCTCCATTTTTCTTGTCCTTAAAGTATAAATAGTCTGACCTATATAAACCATATTATTAGTTTTATTTATAGCCTTATAAATCAACCCATGATGACCAAAACATCTAGGTCTTTGTTTCTTAGGTTGTTTTTCAGGTCTTGATCTTCTAGCCATAATTCTCCTTTAATTTAAAAGTACCTAGGTCTAGGAAATGGCACTAAACCAGCATCATCGCTTTGAATCGATGGGCTTCCAGGTTCTACACTAGACTTCATACTAGGTGTCAACTCATCACCAAACATACTTATCTGTCCCTGTTCATCCGAAAACATATCGGGTTCACATATAGCAACTGCTACTACATCTCCTGTTCCAGAAGCACAGACCTCATCAACATATAATACTCTGTAATCACTTGTAGTAGCTCCTGTTCCATATACAAAACCTTCAACATGATACCAACTTACAGTACAAAAGTTTATATCTTTCTCTTGCTGCTCTGTACCAGTAGGACTTGTCCAAACCTCTGTCCAAGGACCTAATACCGACGTTCCTGAAGATATTGTCCAACTATAGCCTGTTACTGTACCATCACCAGATGTACCATAAACTTCTAAATGGTTATAACAATCTTTATCTGTTACAATTACTGTTGTAGTAAATGGGATATTTTCAGTAACACATGTTGTCTTTGTATCCCACCCATCAGACCACCAACCGCACAACCTTGTTTGACAATCTACAGATCCTGGAACTACTTCTAATTCATATGTTTTAGGTTTATCTAAATAATCTGTTGCCACCCCATCATCTGTAAATCTCCAATCGTATTCATAACAATCCGGTAGCCCTAGTCCTACTCTACTTGTATTAGTAGAAGTGTTTATAAATTTAACTCCGCTTGCCATTACTGCCTGTGCTGGTACCTGTGTAAAACCTACAACGGGTTCTGTAAATCTATCTTGTGTGAATGTTTCACTGTACGTATCATGCTGCCAATCAAAACCATCAAACCAATGATATGTTATATTTACATCATGATCCCCAGGATTTGTAAACGCAGCAGAATTTCCTGCTTGCCCACACCAGTCAGTACCTAAACCTTCTGAATGAAGTATTACATCATCCCATGCTCCACTTGTAGTAGTATTCGTATTTCCATAACCGCCAGAATCTACAATTTCCCAATCTATACTTGTGATTCTACCATCAATATCTTCGCCTGTCCATTGAAATTCAACAGCAGTATTTGGATCTGGAGTTGCAGGCGTCATTTCTATATTTGGAACGGGAGGACGCCAACGTATATCTATAGTTCTAGTCCCAGTTACAGTAGCACTACACTCATCCTCGATTACTATTTCTACCGCATAAGAACTGGCTGATATCCATTGGTGAGACTTATCAGCATCCCCCGGTAAATTATTATCTTGATTTCCATCATCCCAATCATAATCAGTATTGTTTATATAATTAACTGCATTTATAATCTGACCATAACGATCATACCAATGGTACATATTAGTACTAGACCATACCCAACTGTGAATATCATGGCTACTATTTGTAGCAATATATGATGTGTTTACAACACCTGATAACGGTAAGCCCCAATCCAATATTGGAACTATATTAATTTTTGTCTGAGCTTGATTAGTATATACATCAGCAGACGTCATTGTTATTTCGAAAGCACCCCATTCATTTAGTACTGAACAAGAATTATTTCTATCATCAGTTAAAGGGGTGCCTGACCAAAACACCACTACTACAATATCTCCAGGAGCAACACTTCCGTTTTGCCCTAGAAAATCAGGGTTGCCTAGATCAAACGAGTAATAACCTTTAGATAAACCACCTTCCGCTGTACGTACACCATTCCATTTAGAATCTGAAGATCCAGCATTAACTTTATAAAAAAATGCTTGGTATTTAACATCAGCATTAGCTAAGGAACCGCTATCTTTACTTACAAAACCATCAAATGTTTTAGTAAGCGCCATTAACTAGACCCCCACTTCTTTATATTAAAGTCTGTATCTTTATTAAAATAACGACATCTATATCCCATATAATATTTACGTTTACCATTAGCACACATAGATAAATATCTTTGGTATAATATTTTACCGTCAGAATTTATGTAGTCTCTACAAAATTTATTTATACCGTGTATTAAATACACATTACCATCAGGAAATGTAATAATATATTTCTTAGACAAATGATGGTGTTCACCGTCTTTACCTAACCATAGTTTATTATTATAAAAATAATTATTTTTACCTCTCATAGATTCTTTATGTTCCTCTGAATGTTTAAATCCAATAGAAGATTTACTCATTTTTATCTTTGTTTTCATAGAAGGTATTAATCCTAACGACCCTTCTCCTCCCAATGTCATATTATAACCATTAGGCTTAAAAGAATTATATTGTTTTATATAATGAAACTCCATTTCGTTCAGCTCTTCTTTAGAATCACAATGGTCTATAGTCACCCATTTGAAATTATGTTCTCCGTATTTATTTATTGCTCTACCTATAAGGGTCTTAGGTTTATGTCTAGCATCATGCCTATGTCTATTCAACCTTAAATTAAACTTTAAAGTCGTCTGCCCTATATAAACCTTCCCATTTACGTTATTAGTAGCCTTATATATTATTCCAAATACCATTTATACTTCTCCCCAAGTTATTGTGTATGGAGCACCTAGACCTATAACCTTTATCCAAAAACCTGAAACCTCGTCGCTAGCACCATCACTATAAATCAATTGCCAATTATGTGGGCTAGCCGTTGGAGTAGAACCAACAACATAACTATAAAAAGCTTGAATATCACCTAAAAAAGTACTAGCAACTTCAACAATCCCTGTCCCATATAAATCTGTAATTTGATCTAATATGTAATTTTCAAATTTCGCTACAGTAACATCATCATGTATGTGTCTACCAAGTCCTACACCCCAATAACCGTGAGAAATAGGTACAGCCACAAGCTGCCAACCATATTCTAATTCTATAGAACCATTACCTACACAGTCTCCTTCTTCACACACACCAGAAGACCATAAATTATAACCTTTAGTTGAAAGCGATCTTATATCCATTATAATCCATCTCCAGACATCTTATAAGGTAAGTCGTCTACTGTACTATTATAATGTGCGTACGCAATACCTGAAGATACCGGGTTATCCCAATTAGCATCAGTATCTTCTTTTATCTTTGTGATTATATAATCTGTTTTACCATAACCTACTTTTCTTATTATTTGAGAGGCTGTTTCATTACCAGATGCGGTTGTGCGTACTACATCTTCTACATATGTGTTATACACTCTATTCTGTTTGGTGACTTCATAGATGTTTTCCTGATTAACTATAACCTCTTCTGTATTAGAAATAAAACCGCTACAAGTACAATATATAATATAAGTTCCTGCTGGCTCTATTGTGGCTGTGGTTTTATATATACCAGGCTCTATTGTAGATTCTGTCAGTGTTCCTGATACTGGAGGATATATTTCGTTATCTAGCATATCTCTTATATCAAAATAAACAGTTCTACCGGACGAAAGACTTCCTGAGCCTTCGTCTAAAAGTGAAACTAATATCGGAAACTGTTCTCCTTGATTTGTTCTTATCACGACTTATTATCCTCTTATTAATATTTTTTTATTAACTAAACTCAAAATTACCTACAGTGCTGAGTAACCAGCCTTTTGAACTATTGTAATAAGATAAAGAAAATCTAGCGTGATCTGAGTCTACTAAAAAATTATCACTCAATCCCATTATTTTTTCTCCTGAACCAGAAATAGTCACATTGTTTGTTTCACAATTACCATCCGCATCTACAAAAGCCACATTATTACCATAATAAGGACTACTAGGCATGCTTATGACTATATCAGCATTATCAGAAGCTAAGAATAAATTATCACCACTAGACGCAGTGTAATTACCAGAAATAGTAGTCCATTGGCTGCTAACTAAAGGTGTAACAAATTCTATACCAGAGGTTGTATTTACTCTTAGATGTTTATTTTCATTATTTAAATAAGTTGTAGGGGTATCTATTAAATCTAAAAAAGTATTAACTTCGGAACTATCTACCCAAGATCCTACTTTCTCCCAACCAGAAGAACCTGGTATATAACCAGCATTATATTGAGCTTCTGGTACTGGGAAAGTAGTACCATTTCCAACTTGTACCCCTTTAACTACTCTAAATTCATCTATATACCCATTATTTAAACTATAAGCGCCGGTACCTCCCCAGTTACCTATATTCATATAATCAGTACCACCTATAGCTGATCCATAAGTAGCAGAATCCACTACTGAACCGTCTAAATATAAATACTGATTTCCCACACCATCTGCTTCCAAAGCTATATGATGCCAGGCTGTGTCAGGTGTCCATGAATATGTAAGTGCTGTTAAAGGGTACACAACTAAAATATTATTAATCAGTCTTAACGATAAAACATTCATTCCTATACAAAATAAGTATTGGTTGTATAACCCTGTGCTAAATTTAACAAAAAAATCTATAGAAAAAGCCCCTGTTCCGAAATTCCAATCGGAACTTGTATCAGCCGTAAATAATTTGTGAGTATTCTTAGTTACAAAATAAGCAGAAGATGCTCCAAACTTTCTCTGCTCTATTTCAGTAGTTACTGTATTAACTACACTTATGGTATGTGGACAATTAGGTCCTGTTCCATCATCGTAAAAATTATTTTCACCATCAGATCCTTCCATATGAAGTAATAAAACGGTTTCATTTTCGGGCGATTCTGTACCAGAAACAGCTAATACATTTACAAAGCTGTAAATGTCGTTAGTCTCTCTATCTGTATAAAAACTATCATAGCTACCAACCAATTCCGATGGAGCTCCGTTATCTATATACCATCTTCCTTCATGTGTAAACCCTGTTCCTGAGCCGGTGGAAACTAACATAGCACCATTAGTTCCAGTATATGTTGTAGGAGTATCAGTTAACTCTAAAAATGTTTCGATACCTGAAACTGTTGCCCACTCTGTTCCTGAAGCAATTGCTCTTAAGTATTTACCTTCAGCTCCGGAGTATGTTGTAGGGGTATCATCCAACTCTAAAAAGTTCTTTGTTGTTGCAAGTACCTGTTCCCAATATTCGATATATATTATAGGAGAAGATATATCCATCATCTCAATCTCAGATACTATAAACTCAGCGCCTCTATTAAAGGGAGTTTCGTCTTTATCCCATATCAAAAACCAATAATAGTTATATTCTGTGTTGTTATCTATAAATTCCCATTCTTTCCATTCGCTTGCTGACCAATGGGTAGTAGTTTGAGTTTTATGTGTTGGATAGTCAAAAGTTCCTTCCATCTTTACTTCATAAATTAAAGTACCACCCTCAGCTTGTTCCATAGTAGTAGGCTGTGAATTACTAGCACGTAATTGAAACGCGACAGGAGTTCTTTGCTGAGTAGATGCAGGCGAAGCCATACGAAATTTATTTATGGCTTTAGCTACAGGAAAATAGTATCCTATATAATCCTGATCTCCAGTAGTACTATTCCACGAGTAAAGAGCATAACTACCAACCACCCCATCAAAAGCCTTAGCAGCTAGCCTACCAGAATATTCAGAGAATGCGAAAGCATTAGTTCCACTCACAGAAAGATTATTCGAGTATATTACAGACCCTGAGATTGTTTGAACCTTTTCATATATAATTTCAGTATCTTTGTCTATATAAAAATCACCTGGAGAAGCTAAATCATCGGCAGGAATACCGTTATCAGCTAAAAGAAGTCCTATACCTGATATAGTTGCCCATATAAGGTTAGAACCATTTGACATGGCATATTGATTCAAAGTTCCTACGTATGTAGAAGGTGTGTCTGTTAACTGTATAAAAGTTTGAACACCACTATCCCACTCTGTTCCAGAAGCAGTGGATTTTAGATATTTGTCCTCATCGTAAGTAGGTGGGGTATCGGTTAAATCTGTGAAAATAGTTACACCGCTAACAGTAGCCCATTCTGTTCCTGAAGCAGTTGCTCTGAGGTATTGTCCTTCAGCGCCCGAATAAGTTGTAGGGGTGTCTGTTAAATCTAAAAAAGTGTCTACCCCACCACTGACGGTAGCCCATTCTGTACCAGAAGCTGTGGATTTTAAATACTTATCGTTATCATAAACAGAAGGAGTATCAGTTAACTCTAAAAAAGTTTGAATACCTGAAACGGTAGCCCATTCTGTTCCTGAAGCAGTGGATTTTAGATATTTAGTGTCATCGTATGCAGAAGGGGTGTCTGTTAAACCTAACAATGAACTATTAGCTATAAACGTACCTATCTCTTCCCAACCACCTACTGTCTCGACACCACCATACGCAAGAAATTCATATATACCGTGGTTATCATTACCACTTATAGTTCTTATTCTAAGTTTATCTGTATTTTCACCTATATCATGATAAGTTACTGTAGGTCTTTCATCTGTATAACCAGTTACATGAACAGCTTCGTTCCATATACTGTTTGCCCAATATTCTATATAGTATTCACTAAAATGCTCTGCTGCAGCCGCGACCCCAGCTAAAAAACCTATACGGCTTACGTATTTAACCTCGGTCCATTCAACTATCCACCAATGAGGTGCTCCAGTATCAGACAACCACCTTGTACCAGAGTTATCACCATCATTAGCTTTAGAAGCTACAAATCTAGAATCTCCTCCATTGTAAACACTATCAGCAGAAGCAGTTCCAGTTAAAGCTATGTTTGTATTATATTCATCTAATACAGTAGAAGGGATACGGTAATGAACAGCGTCATTAAGTATATCTAAATACATATTACCATCTGAGCCAAGATTGTTTGTAGGAGAGCCTTCTCCTGATAACCATACACCGTCATGTGTAAAGTCAAGTCCTGAACCTGTAGAAATTAACGTAGCTCCAGTAGTACCTGAATAAGTATTTGGAGTATCTACTAAGTCAAAAAATTCGTGTGGCTCAGCATCATGCTCTGCGGGTGACAAAAAATCATCATCTTTTACTTGTTCTTCTGTAATTACACTTCTAACCATTTATTTTCTCCGGGGTATAACTTCAAATATAGAATTTAAAAGATCGTCTGGTAATATAAATTTACCTACGTCTTTTATAATAGGGCAATCGTAACACTGCCATATAAACTCAGTACAATAAAACTTGTCGGGTAACTTATCAAAATTATAATCATAAGCTATACCTTCAGCCATATAATTATTTGCTTTTTCTATAGCGGACTGTATCAAACTGGCATCTTTAGATCTTAAGATAGCCACATCGTCGCATCTAGTAAACGTTAAAATATCCTCTGTTGATATACCGTCTCCTAGCATATGCACTACGTTGTTATCTCCTACATATATAGCTGCGTGTGACCAATAACCTTTAGTTAGTACACTACCAAGATAATGAGCATACCTACGTAACAACACATCTCCAGGTTCTAATATATCTATGATATCTCTAACATGAGGTCCTTTTATACCGTAATGTGAATCACCGAATAATATTATTCCGCCCTTATAGAATCTTATATCGGCTATAAAACTTATTACGGAAGATTTGGCTGCGTATATTTTATTCAAAATAATTATTACCGTCCTCTTTTTTTATAGTAAAAACACCATCAATGTATTCAGCATAAGTTCTATTATGTACCCAATCACCGCAATTCACATACATAATATCACCACTATTAACTAGTTTAGGTAAATGGGTATGACCTGCTACTAAATACTTACAAGCATCTTTATACTTATCTACTAAATGTTCCTCTACATCAGTTACTAAATCATTATAGTATTTCTTTTCTCTGTGGCATGCTATTGAGTGCAGGGTATTTCTTATTTTAGCTTTTGGATTCATACCTAGCCTAGAAAATAACCACTGTAAAGGAAAAACCATTTTAGCGAAAAAAGAATAATCTGTTACTAATTTGTCGAAATCATCTCCATGAGTTATTAAAATGTCATCTTCCATATACGGTTCGAAATGTTTTACACAATCAGCATTTGGAAATATCTCACTAAGTGCCTCAAAAGATGGATCATGGTTGCCTTTAACTATAATAACATTACTTAATTCATTGATTTTTTCTATTATATTTTTATTACGTCTAACTACTCTTTCTGTAGTGCCTTCCCACGTATCTATAAGATCTCCGATGATAACTACTTTATCGTAACTAGTGTCACCTAACAATTTTATAATGGTGTCGTCAGACTTAAATAAAGGACTGCCTAAGTGTAAATCAGAAATAAATAATATCTTCATATGTATTATTCTCCTTAATATGTTAGTAGCTAAACACTACCTCCAGGTAATATAACAGTTCTTTTTCTATACATCTCTAAATAAGCATAACCTCTAAATGGCGGATCTCCTGCTCCTTCTCCTGTAGGTGTTCCTACAAGGACCCTTATAATCCAGCCTGGAGGCATAGGGTTCATTGAGCATCCCTCAGAGTTAAGCTCGTCTCCCATAGGGCATGATTGATACATATGGTGTGTGTTAGTATAATGAGTATAATATACATCACTATACGCATAAGCATACATACTGATTCCAGTCAAACCTAAAGCGGCGGCTGGTATCTGACCGTACGGATTAGGGTAATAGCTACCTGCTGGAACCGTAATAATCATATCAATAAACGATTTCCAAGGAGCGTCAAAAAAATAAATACCTCCCTCTTTAATGTATATATTATCAACATATGCTATATCCATTTGTGCAACATCATAACCGTCATACTTTGGACCATTGGATGTAGGATCATAAGTATAGAATACTGTGTTACTATCTGAAAAATCCCATATCATAGTAGCGCCGTCACCAATACCTGATGCAGTATCGCCTCTTCCGGAAAAATAAGTTTCTGTGTCTGTAGGTCTACTATCAGCCCTTATTATTTCTCTTCCATCAGGTGATTGTGGATTTACGTGTTTATGTAAAGATACCAACCTAATAGCAGCTCCAGGATTTAGATCAAGATTATTATGATTTAGTATAAGATCTTCGTTAGCTAAATATACTAGTAATTCGTCTGATCTTGCTATCTCATCAGATTTAAAATAATTCATCAAATCCACAGTCCCAGAAACAGCAATATTAAAACTATGTAAATCATCTATAATTATATCACCGTCAGTAGTATTTCTAACTATTATTGTGTTCATACATCATACCTCCAAGAATAACCTAATCTACACACTGTATTCCGCACAGATTTTCCTTCTTTATCTACATATAGCTGTATAGTATCAGTATCTAGTATATCTATATTTAAATTATTGGCTACATATATTTTACTGTCATTATAACTAAAATCAAATACACTTTCCCCATTCTTATGTATTTCAAATGATTTATATTTATTACCTGACCTACTTCTACACCAAACACTGGTTATAGTAGCATTTCTTTCGGTACTGTAAACATCATCTACAGAATCTAAATCACCTAGTAAAGGTAAATACATACTCCTACTATTACCTTTCCTAGCAAATTCAAATCTATCTTTTCTTGCAGACAACCATTTTACCCTAGTAGTATCATAATTATATATAATACCGTTTGTTTGGTCAATCCATACAGTATCATGTTCTTTTGGTTTATCTTCTAAAGATAGCATAGTATTTTTATGTTCTATAAATAACCCCCTAGGCATTTATATTACCTCCTTTTCAAATTCAAATATAATTAATACAAAGTTTGCATCATTAATCATTGTATCAGAACCGTTTGTAGAATCCCTATATATTCTAAAGGATAATACACCATCTCTATTTATAGGATTATTTGAGTCATTATAATCCATACTCATTATAGACTTCATAAATGTATCAGCACTAGCGTCTGTAGGAACATCGTGGTTTACACTAACAGTAGTTGTAGTTTTGTTTGAGACTATATCCAGCTCATCATATATCTGATAATCAACACACCATCTACAGTCTTTATCACCTGTTTGAGAATAATCATTAAAGAAATAAACCCTTACATTTACATTAGTACCGTGCTTCCATGTAGATGGTACTTCAAACATACCATACATCGCTTCTTCTGTTGTATCATCAAAAGCCAGACCAGATAAAGGATGTCCAGAAGCTGTGGTTTTTGCCGGACTAGCATCTGTTCCCTCTATTAAATCTCCAGCGTAAAATTTTATTTTTTCTATATCTGGAGGAGTAAACCTGTCTATATCTGCAACTTGAGCGCTAGACGAAAAATCCAAAGTAAGTCTTCCGAAGTCTAAGTATCTGTGATACTTGTCATTATCTGAAACATCGTTTTGAACTGATGGGGATATAGCCCACTCTCTTCCTAATCCAGCAGTATTCGGCCTATTCCATCTTTTTACTACAGCCGAACCAGCACCATAATAATCGTCTGATGTTCCAAAAGCTTCTAAATTCCATATCATAGAAGACACAAAACCGAAGTTAAATAAGTCTTGGCCATTACCATTAGCATTATTTATTATACCTACGGCTGCTAAATTAATACCATATTCGTATCTTTTATCTGATGCTTTACTTCCCCTAATTGCCCAATCCCATCTAGATTCGTATCCTCCAGTAGAAGTATAAGATAATGTATTAATAGGATAACTTTCTAATAAAAACCAATCATCGCTCGTTAAGTTTGATTCTACTAAACCTGAATTCCAGGTAGTATTTGGATAAGACGTATCGTTATCTGTTCCTATAACATGATCTATATTCCACGCGTTAGCAAAACAAACACCCGCTGTTGTTTTATTATGTACGTAATCAACCCTCGTATTAAAATCTGCCCTATTTGTACCATAATCATAACCAGCCTCATCTAAAAATATACCATCTACCCCTAAAGTATCCCATTCATCTACTTTAGTTTGAAAATTAGCTAAACTTTGGTTAATTGTAACATACCCAAATACCTGTATATGCTGGTTAAGCGCCTGTATTCTAGGAACTATTACTGATGTGTTAGCGTAGTCTCCATGTGAAGATGATTGTATTCCGTCTCCTAAAACTACGTAATTATACTTAGCTATGTCTTGTGCTACTTTTTCGTTACTCCAACCGTTTGTAGCAGAATTAAATGAATTTAACCATCCATAATAAACCAATAGATCTTGTGGATTAGGATACGTCCAATTCTTAATGTACTGTGTGTACCAACCATTTTTACTCAATGCTGTGTTTATGGAATCTACGTCGTCGTTAATGTTTTGTATAGTACCACTAACACCTAGAAGAGGTGTAAATCCAGGAGTATATAAAGGATTATCTGTATCGTTGTATAATTCCCTTCTATGAGACATAACCTGCATAGTTAGAAAAGTTCCTGATATAGAAGTATAAACATCTTCTACTATAGCACTTTCATCCAGATAGAAATTCATTTCTCCGTTTTCATCTAAAATATACTCGTAAGGTACTCCGGATACAGT